CACTACGACACCCCAAAGTTAGATAAAGAATCCTCCGCAGGATACGAAGAACGCACATGGCGTGAGCGTCAGCATTATGACACCAGCGGAATGGTCTACATTCCACCGATGGCTTTCAAGAATTGCATTTCGGAAGCCGCAAAGTTTCTTTCAGTCGGAATCAAGGGTAAGGGTAAGGCAACTTACACCAAGCACTTCGAGGCTGGTGTGTTGGTTATGGACACCGTACCTCTCAACGTGAAAAAGGACGATGTACCGGGAGAGTGGTACTTCGTTCCGAGTGATGGTCGTCGCGGTGGCGGCTCTCGCGTCAAGAAATGCTTTCCTGTTATTCGTGAATGGTCAGGAGATGTGACGTTTCACATTCTTGACGACACAATCACGCAAGATGTTTTTGAACATCACTTGAGCGAAGCTGGGAAGTTTATTGGAATCGGACGCTTCCGTCCTCGCAACAACGGCTTCTATGGCCGGTTCAAGGTCGATAAGATCAAGTACGTTGCTGGTTAAATTCACATCATCACTCAGGCAAGGACTTCACCATGAACGTCTCCACCGAGAACAAAAAGACTATTCCTGACATTTCAATCGACGCAAAAGTTTTGCACGACAGATTAAAACAGGCCCAAGTCGGTGAGGTTCTTACCTGGGCTGATTTGAGCAAGTTGATAGGTCGTGATGTACGCCGTCACGCTTACGGCGCACTCAACACGGCTCGTAAACGCGCACAGAACGATGACCTTTGCGTATTCGGAACGGTTTTTAAGGTTGGCCTCAAGAGGTTGAGCGACACCGAGGTTGTGGACACCGGCCAGCAAGTTGTCGATAAGGTTCGTCGCACCACGCGGCGGGGGGTTAAGCGGCTTACGTCTGTTGTTGATTTTGCGGCCATGCCGAATGAATCGAAGGTTAAGCACAACGCATATGTGAGTATGCTTGGCGCTCTTTGTGATGTTAGCACAACACGCCGCTTGCATCAGGTTGAGAAGGAAGTGGCTACGGCCAACGCGGCTATTTCGATGGTCAAGACATTGGAGATTTTTAAGTAACTAACACGGCACACCCTGGCGCGGAGAGGCACGGCAACGTGGGGTTCGGCACGATATGGCATCGCACATCAACACAAGACAAGGATTATTTTATTTATATTAATGCGGTAAGGCGATGCACGATAAGGCAGGTCACGGTTAGGCACGTCACGGTTAGGCATCGCATGGTGACGCGAGACTGGGCGCAGTAAGTCTTGGCTGGGCAACACAAGACAAGGATTGTTTTATTTATGCTATCGTATCATTGTGACTCGGCTCGGCGGGACTCGGCTCGGCGGGACTTGGCAAGGCTAGGCGCAGCTAGGCAAGGCAAGGATTATTTTATTTATATTATCGCGGTAAGGCGGGGCCAGGCTCGGCGGGGTAGCGCGGGGCAACGCTTGGCAACACAAGACAAGGATTTTTTAACTTATATTATCCTGGCGGCACTCGGCGGGATAAGACAAGGCGTTGCGCGGCAACACAAGGCAAGGATTGTTTAATTTATATTGGCGGGGCCGAGCGGGGCATATCGGGGCACGGCGGGGCGTGGCGAGGCATGGCAACACAAGACAAGGAATGTTTTGACAAGTAGATTCAGATGTATATTCTACGATTGCCAAAACGGAAACTTAACCCCAAAGGAACTTAAAAATGAACCTTAATTTCAAACGTAATCGTACTGCTGAAGATGCCGCCGCCGATTGGATGGACGCGAAAAACGCAGAAATCAAAGCTAATAGAGATCGTGTCGCGGCTGAAGAAGAACTGATCGCTCTGCTTGTAGTCAAGCAAGAGGGCGCAACGTCCCACCAAGTCGGACCCTACAAGATTACATTGACGGGCCGATTGAATCGCAAAGTCGATCTGGATATTCTCGACACATTGCAAATACCCGTTGATCTTATCCCCATCAAAGCAAAACGTGAACTCGACGTTACGGGCGTCAAATACCTTGAGAACAATGAACCCGAACTCTACAAGACGCTTTGCGCGGCCCTCACGATTGAGCCAGCCAAGACAAGCGTAACCGTAACCCGCACCGAAAAATAAAGGAAACCAAGTGGCAATCAATCTCGCATCACTACGGACGACGGCGGTTAGCAAACCGCCGCGTATCGTCCTTCACGGCACTCATGGGGTAGGCAAATCGACCTTCGCCTCGCAAGCGCCGAGCCCTGTATTCATTCAGACTGAGGACGGCCTGGACGTATTAAAGGTTCAAGCCTTTCCAAAACTCGATACCTTTGAGCAGTTTGTGCAATGTATCGCCGCGCTCAAGAACGAACAGCACACCTTTGAAACGGTCGTGCTGGATAGCGCCGATTGGCTTGAGACTTTGATCCACCGGCAAGTTGCCGATGACAACAAAGTAAAGTCCATCGAGATGATCGGCTTTGGCAAGGGCTATATCTTCGCGCTCGATATATGGAACTACGTCTTGCGTGAATTTGATTACTTGCGGAACGAGAAAGAAATGCAAGTGATCTTATTGGCCCATACGCAGATCAAACGCTTTGACGATCCACTGACTGATAGCTACGACCGCTATATGCTTGATATGCACAGAGCGAGCGCAGCTACGATCAGTGAATGGTGCGACATTCTTCTGTTTGCAAACTATGACGTTTACACGACCCAAAACGATGTTGGGTTTAATCAGAAGAAAACAAAGGCCACTGGCTCGGGTCGTCGGGCCTTGCACACCGCTGAACGCCCCGGCTGGATCGCAAAGTCTCGGTTTCCGCTACCCGAATCTCTTGATATGACTTACGGCGCGTTCGAGGCTGAACTCTCTAAAGCTATGAACCCAACCTAAACAACCAACAGAAATGGAGAACGACAATGGCTAGACTTGGATTTGAGTGGAAATCAGATGAAGTTGAAGATGAAAAGCCGTTTGGGGAGAAAGTTCTTTTCCCAGCCGGGGATTACATTGGTGTCGCCATAGATTCCGATGTGAAAGATACAAAGAACGGAACCGGAAGGTTTGTTTACGTTAAGTGGCAGATCGTTGATGGCGTAAAAAAGGGTTCGATCTATGAAGATCGGATGAACGTCGAAAATCACACGCCAGCCGCGCAGCGAATGGCTCGCGGGTCTTACAAGTCTTTACAGAAAGCACTCAAGTTCAGGGATGAACAGATGTACGAAACATCGAACATTCATCACATTCCTGTTAAACTGGCTATTCGTCAGTACGAGAGCAAGTCAAGCGGCAAGATGGAGAACGGCGTCAGCTACTACCCAGCAGACGGCTCGATCCCCGTGCCTTCACCCGCCGCACCACCGCCGCCGAGTGCAGAGCCTTCGGCAGCTAAGAAGCCTTGGCAGAAATAAGGGCTAAGAGGGGAACCGGGGGGTCTAAGGAGACTCCCCGGTGTTTTTTCAGGGGTATTAAATGGCACAGCTTATTCTAAGTCACGTTGACCACGTTCTTGATAAGATGAACGAGGAACTGGTCGATCAATTCGACAACAATCCACGAACCCACCTTGGCGCATCATCTATTGGTGACGAGTGTGACCGCAAGATATGGAGCGGCTTCCATTGGGTTGGTGGCAAGAAGTTCGACGCGAACGGCATCAAGGCCACAGAGGACGGCAAGCATAGCGAAATCGTTATGGCGACACGCCTCAAGTTGGTGAAAAATATTCAGCTACAAATTACTGAACCCAGTGGCAAACAACTCCACTTCAAGGCCGGTCACTTCGGCGGGAGCCTGGACGGCGTTATTCTCGGGGCTGGTTACGAGAAGAAGAAGATGCACGTTTGGGAACACAAGTGCTGCAACGTAGAGAAATTCAACAAATTACATAAGTTGAAGATGGAAGTCGGTGAATTTGAGGCATTAGAGAAGTGGGACATTGTGTACTTTGCTCAGGCCCAGACTTACATGCACAAGTTCAACATCGAACATCACTACCTCACAGTCTCAACGCCTGGAACGCGCAGCGAGCAATCCTGTGTCACCAATTACAATCCAGATGCAGGAGAGTATTATGGCGAAAAAAGGCCAAGAGACATCATCAAGGCAGATCGCGCCCCCAGTCGAATCTCAATGGACCCCGCATGGTACAAGTGCAAGTTCTGTGGATTCCATGAGAACTGCCACGGCTCGAAACTGCCAGATGTGAATTGCCGGACTTGTATCCACTCTACCCCTGAGACGGAGGGCCAGTGGACTTGCGCCTTGCACCACACTCAATTGGATGAAGAAACGCAGCGCATGGGCTGTGCCGCGCACCTGTTCAATCCAAGCATCGTCCCCGGCCAACAACTTGATGCAGGGGAGGGCTGGGTTGATTACAAAACGCCTGATGGCAAAGTCATTCGGAACACCGGAGCGCAAGTAATTGATAAATGATCTGCAACATATGCCGCAGAGAGGCGCAAGGGTTTCAGTTTGATCCGATACTTGTAGACAACTACAACAGCAACCGCACGATCTTACACTTTTGCTCAATGAAATGTCAGGACAAGCACATGATTGATGTAACACCGAACGAACAAGCCGCGATGGACAACGGCAGTCGGCTGGCCGGGGAGTACATGGATCACCTTGGCAAGACCGATCTAGCCACGATGACGGACGAAGAATGGAAGATGATTGTTGAGTGCATCGTGACGGGTTACGTCGATTCTATGCAGAAGTTTAATAAAATTCCTGGGGAATTTGAATGACGGCTTACCCCTTTTTTACCCACAACCCAATCTCTCAGACCACACCACAGCGTAGTCCATCATCCATCGCGTTGGGCTTTCTAAGTCAGGCGGCGGGATCATCAGGCACACTCGGCTTGGGTCCACGCTTGGCTTGGAGACGGTCCCACACGCGGCTACGGTCAGCATCGGTAATAGGAACAACAACCTTAGCGATGGTGTCCAGCGTAGCTTGAGCAGTGTCATTGGCCTGTTCCGCTTTGCCAGCGTTAATAAGCTGGCGGTCCCTGAAGTACCCGAAGATCGCCCCGAGTGCGCCAAAGACCGCCTTAATTAGACCGATCACTTAGAAATAGGGGTCGTCGTCACGAAGCGCAAACCAATATTAACCAGCGCCAGGACGGTCGTTACCACGGTCGCCTGGACTTCGGGCGTCAGGCCCAGGTCAAAATTAAACACACCGGCCAGAGCGGCTACGGCGGAAACTACGTTTACCCACAGGGTCTTGCTCAAATACCATTTAGTCGTTTCCATTTAATCCTCCTTGAATAAATCAGTTACACGTTTCGCACGTTGCGGAGTCTGCTTGGCCCAGGCGCTATCTAGGGCTTCTCTACGGGCCGAAGTATAATCCCTGGCTTGCAGGGCGGCGAGCATCTTCTTGAACTTCAGCAGCGCCCCCAGGCCCATCTGGAAGGTCATATTGGCTATGGCCCGTTGAACGCCAGGGGGCTTGGTTTCCAGCCAGGGGAGTGCCTTGGCAAGCTGGGCCTTAACCCGCCCGATGTCATTATCGAGCATAGCCATAGCCTCGTCCTCGGTAATGCCAACGTCATCCAGGTTCCGACCAACGCCAATGGTGGTCTTACCGGCTGGGCATAGATACGGCTTTAGCCGTATGCCTTCTTCGGCAATTAGGTCTTTTCTTAACCCCTCCACGGCACGCCGTTAATTAACAACCAGCCGACCATCGCAATCAACAGGCCAATGATGGAAAAACCAATCTTATCAATTCGCCCTGAAATTTTCTCGTGGTCAACGTGAATACGCTCAAACGACTTCTTGATGTCAACGTACCGCTCCGCACAAATATCTTCGTGCATATTCAGGCGAGCTTCGAGAACTAGCAAATCACTCATGACGCCATCCTAATCACCAGTATAAGATTCATCTGTTTCCCTCATAAACCTTTGCTTCATCCGGTCGGCTCTCTTTAAATTAATCTCAGGGTTTGTCATACTGATCGCCCTGTTCTTGGTGGACTCAAGGCTCGGGATTCTTACTTTGTCCTCTAACGGAATATTCGGGTTGCCCAAGTCTCTTGCCGCTTCTTTATAAGTGTCAGCCAGTTCCTTCATAAACTTATCGGCTTTTTCTATATCGCCAGCCTTGCGGGCCGAGAGACTGTTGGCAAGCAAGCTAGCAAGGTTGCCTTGCAGCCGTTGCTCAGCAAGCCTTGTTTTGTATTTGATGCGCTGATTAACCCGATCTTCTTCTTGAATCCGGGCGTACTTGGATGGCTGAAAACCAATAGCTTTTGTTAATTGCTCCGCGCCTGTGACTTCAGAATAAGGAACCTTTATGTCGCCACGTTGTATTGTCCTTTGCCCTTCTCTACCTAGTGCAAACGCACGCAAAAGGTCTGCTGGCCCTTTACCAATAATAGGCGCAAGCGCAGCTATCACTCCTCCCACCGGTTGATTGCTGCTGAAGCGTTTTTCAGCCTCGATAAAACGCTGATAGGTTGTCCCGAATACAGGGATGCTAGAAGTAATGTTAGCATCAGGCACTAATTCGCCTTGACCTAACCGCGAGCCCAGATTGACGCCAGTGTTGCGAAGCGCACCGCGACTTACAATTTCCGCAAACTCAGGGCTTCCGCTCATCTCATTAACAAAGTTCCTTACCTTTGTTTCGATCATGGGGTCAATGCCGGTCGTTTGCGTAATGCCCCAATCAACTAGGTTCACCATGTCCTCCGCGAACGGAAGGCCGAGAAGGCCGGACGCCGCGATCAGGGCCGTCATCATCATCAGACCGGCCAGCTTCCCGGCTGGTCCCTGACGGGTAAAGTTTTGATACAAAATCTTCATGTAGTTCATGGGGTAGGTCTTGAATTGGAACGCAACACCACCAACCCCGCGCAGAACAAAAGGTCGGTCGGACCTACCACCAATGAATTGCGTTTCGTCGGTTATGAATTTCGCAATGTTTTCTTTTGTCAGGTCCATGCTTTGTATACGCTGATCTTGAGCGTACATCTTTTTGAACTTTGCCAGCGCCCCAGGTTTTTGAACTTCCCGGTATGCTGACAGCCAAGCTGTTGCGCGGTTTACCTGTTCGGCGGTTGTGAACATTGATGAACCAATGTCGAAGGCTTTTCTAAAAGTTTCAAACAAACCTGATTTTTTTCCAGACTGACCAAAATCAGGGCGACCATCATCACCCAACAAGTCTTGTGTTGTCTGTGGATTAATTGTCCCGTCCCTAACGGCCAACATAAATGCGTCTTTCTCTGCCTTGCTGGCAAAGTTCATCTTGTCGAAGTCCAGGCGAACGCCATCTTTGCCCACCCTCATCTTTTTCAATAGGCTTAATGAAAGAATATTCGTTCTGGCATACGATCCAAAATTTGCCCATGCAGCTATTTGTGTCGCTGTAATCATCGGGGTCTGCGACATGTTGACGAGGGCCGAAGCCGGAGATGCCCAAAGGCTCGTCCAGAATCCGTACTGTTTAATCCGTCCAGCCAGGGCGTCGGAACTGTCTATGTACTCATTAAAATCCTTGGCAAACGCGGCGACATTCTGCTGCACCTCTTGGGTAGAACCTTGCGCTCGCTTTTGGGTTGCATCAAACGCTTCTTTCTTTGCTGTGTTGAACTTGATGCCGGAAATAGCGCCAGCCGAAGCGGTGTTGTAGTCGATCAGTGAATTGATAATTCTTGGCGAATATCCAGGCATGTTGCTCGACTTGCGTGTGAAGTCGATACGTTGAGCCTCACGCATTTGTTTAATCATGCCATCCAAGAACTCTTGACGTTTCGCGTCTTGCTTAATGTTAAGCGCGGCGAACATCTTTTCGATCATTGGAATGTCTAAATTTTGAATGTCCTCTTTCTGGACACGATTAGCTTTAATTTCGTATTGATCTTCGGGGAACTTCTTACGCAACTCTGCCATCTTCTTGGCAACTAGTTGATCCCTTTGCTTTGAACTCCCGCGAATGTCACTAAGCAGATTCTTTGTGTCGATCATTTCAAAGTGAACGGTCTTGGCGAACCCACCCAGGTTGTTCTTGGGCGACTCTGAATTGGCCTTCTGCTTTACTGTAAAGCCATAGTCGCCGTAGCGCATGAACGGCGCGTAGCCATCAAGAGACTTCGTTTGCTCCGCCAACTCTTTTACGTTGTTCAACTTAGCCACGGCCCCGCGATCCCCCGAAAGGGCGGCTTCATTCAGGGCCTTGTCTATGGCGGCTGGTGTCCACTCGCCGGTATATCCGAATTGCTCAGCGATAGCTGCGCCGTAGCTGTTCCAACGGTCGGCCATCAACGTGCGAATGTCTTTGAGTGCCGCCTTTTCAGCAGCGTTCAAGACAATCGTTTCCCCTGGCTTGGCGTTTACACCCTTGTAGTTAGTCGGCATCGTGACAACGATGCTTCTTTTTGAGTCCATGTTTCGGTTAATACGCTCAAGCCGGTCATGCTCAAGTATGGCGTCTAGTTTTTGACGCCCTGCTTTGGTGAGGTTAAGCGCCTTGAGAAGAAGTTTATTGCCGTCCTCGACCATTGAATGTTCAAAGGCCAGTTTGTCTCTTACGATCCTGTGGTACTTCGCAAAGGTTCGGTTGACCGCAGCGACGGCAGACGCAAAACCAGCGTACCGGCCAATGAAAGATATTTCCTGGTTCGGGTTGGCGGCTGTGTTTTCCAACAACTCTTTAGCCTTGGCATTAATTTCTGCCACATACTCTTTGGTAGCCTCAAGTTCCTTGACCGGCATACCTTGTGCATCGCGCTCGTCCTTGGCCTCTTGCCGCTTGGCGAACAATGTCCCTTGGTCCCCGCCCTCATCGCCGAATAGTCCTCCGGCCTCTTTCTGCGGCTTGCTAGAACGCATCTTTGTTTGCTGCCCCTTGAGGCGGGCCATATCCAACATCTTCTGGTTGGCCGCGCTTTTGGCCTTGTCGGGAGCTTGCTCCGCGCCAGGGACAACGTACTGGTCAGCCAACACTGGCTGGTCGTTCTCATCGTAAACGGTGACCTTATCGGTGGTCGGACGTACCGCAAACTCAGCCGCCTTCCGGCGACCCGTTTGCCCTACTCCCCGGCCCCCAATTCTACCCGCCGCAACGGCCTCAAATATGCCCTGTGGGGTGCTAAACCCGTTGAACCCGAGCCACTGGCCAAACCGGCTAAAGAAGTTTCTGATGGCCTGTAAACCTGATTTAAGAGTGCCAATCGGGCGTAGAGATATTTTGCCAGAAACCCACCCCTTGTGGAGTTCGGCCACGGCTTCTTCGGCCAGCCTCTCTCCTTTGTACTCGGGATATGCCTTTCTAACGTCGGCCATAAGGGCTTCATTAGATAGAGCCGACTTTTTCAAGGCGTTCCATTCGGCATCTGTGAATACGTCAAGATCACGCAGGGCGTGGATTATCTCGTGATCCAGCGCCTCTAACTTGTTCTTTGTATCCAAGGCCAGGGTAATGACCCGCTTCAGGTACTTGCCGTCGATGGCCGTTAGCTTGCCATTGATAAGTTCTTCTAATTTGGCTTCGAACCGCAGCGCAATTTGACCGTTCGGAAATATGCGCTTTAGCGATTCAATCATCTTGTTGAAGTCGGCCCCCGTGAGTTCATCACCCACCGGCTCGCCTACGCCACGAACGTCATCAGGACTTCTTACCTTGGTAAGAGTTAAGTCCTCGCCGTTCTCATCAACATTCGGGTTGGCAATAGGCGCGGCCTGTTGCTCGGCAACCGGCTCGCCGCGCATTGCCGCTTCTTCATCGGCTTCAATCTGTTCGTCAGTCGGTGGTTCAAGCGCAGCCTGTTGCTGCGCTTTCTCAGCGGCAATTCTTTCTACAAGCGCCTGTCTATCCGCAGCTTCTTTGGCGGCACTTCGCTCATTTAGCTTCGTAAGCAAAAGTTTTTTAGCTTCAGGAGCCGCCATTGATTTCGGAGCATCAATATCAAATTCCTGTTTGAGTAAGTTCTTGTACGCAGCGCGAGA